AGCAGCACCAGAAATACCCGCACCATCAGCACCAGAAATACCAGAAATACCATTTATACCCGCACCAGCAGCACCAGAAATACCATTTATACCTGCACCAGCAGCACCAGCAGCACCAGCAGCACCAGCAGCACCAGAAATACCAGAAGCACCAATCGAACCCATTACACCATCTACCGCATCTTTACCAAACATTCCTTCAGCAACTTTAGATAATGGTGATCCTGCAAATGATTCTTTTGCTTGACCCATCAATCCCTGTACTGCTGGCATCTGCATCATTTGTTGTACCATTGGATTATCCATCATATTCTGACCCATCCCTTTCATCATTGCTCGATGCGGAGAAGTTAGTTTTCCAGCAATTTGTCTTAACATACCTGCAGGACCACTCTTTATAGCATCACCGATTCCTAAATGAGGAGCAAACATATTTGCTGCTTTACTAGCAATATTTAAAACACCACTGCCTCTTTGACCTTTCTGTCCAGAAGCGCCATCTATTCCAGAAACACCAGAAGCACCATCCATACCAGGAGCACCAGGATGACCCCCTCTTGGAGTGACTACTTTCATATTAGAATGATCTTTTTTATGTTTCGTATCTACCTTTTCCTGAGTACTTTCCTTATCATCTTTCTTGCCAAAATTAAACAATCCCCCAAATAATCCTTTATCCTCCTCTTTTTCCTTTAACCCTTCAGATTTTTGTGGTTGAGATCCTCCCACTGGACCACCTTCTTTAAAAGCAGGAACTCCTTCTTTTACTGATGGTTTATTCGTTGCACCCGCAGCAGCATTTAATGAAAGAAGAGCATCTACGCCATACTTTTGGACCGCTTCCTTACTTAAAACAAACTCACCATCAGTAAGCATTGCAGGAACTTTATCATCTCCTTTCTCACCCCTTACTTGTCCGCCTTCTTGAGATTCGACAGGACCACCCTCTGCCATTCCTTGAGCAGGCTGGACATTCTGCAAATCTTTCTGAGTTTTTTCAGCAGAACCTTGTACAGGTTGGACCTGTGATTGTGATTCGCCAGTATCTTCCGTAGGAATATCTTTACTAACTTCCTCTGACTGATTTTTTACATCACTAACTATATCTACTCCAACCTTTTTCGCATCTTTATCAACATCCTTTAAAGCATCATTAATACCAGGAACCCATCCAAATAATTGCTTGACTATATTCACAATCTTAGGAATAGACCATGCCAATAAAGCAACCACTCCTGCAATAAAAGTAGCTCCTGGCCCTACCAATGCCATAATACCAGCAACTAAAACAGGCCACCAATCTTTTAAAAATTTAAATAAAGAACCAACTTTCTTTTTATTTGCTGGATCAGTAAACCAGTCAAATAATTTCATCACTGCTCTTCCTAATATAATTCCAGTGAGAAATTCAATAATCTTACTAAAAATTCCCTTCACAGGTTCTATTATTTTTTCTCCTACCTTCTTAATTCCAGCAAATGCTTTACCACCAAGTTCTAATGCTTTCTCTTTAAATCCTCTTTTCTTTTGTTCCTTTTCATTACGGGCATCATCAGAAGCATCTTTTTGAAGACCTTGTTGATCCATCAAAGTTTGCTTAATAGAATCAACTCCACCAGCAATCTCCCGAACAATACCTAACAAACCATCTAAAGGAGATGCAGGTTTTTCTTCTGGGTCTAAACTCTTTAATTTTTCTGCTAGATTACTTTTTTGAGTCTGAATTATCTTCTTCAATAAAGTAATCTTCTTTTGATTTACCAATACTTTTTTACGAGTATCTCTTAAAATACGTGCTAATTTAGCCGTATCACTTTCTTCACCACCAACTTTACCCAAAGTCTCCTGGCTACTACCCTTTCTTAGACTATCAGCAGATATAGTCGATTTCTTTATCTTTATAGGATTAGTGCTAGTAGCGGGCATTAGATTTTTCTTGATTCCGTTTTAATTCTTCCTCTTCGAGGTGCAATCGTAGAAGTCCAACGTAAATGTCTCGCTCCCAGGGCATCATATTTTCAATCTCTGTTAAGCTATATTTATGGTACTGCATCAATGCAAAATTGAGCCTGTAGTAATTCTCCAGGTCCATATGCACCATCCCTAAGCGAAAAAAGACGCTAATCCCTCCAATACTACATCACTCTCAACTTTTGTCTTTGGATTTGTCACCTTAATTGTATGTGATAATTTAGGCATTGTCTCAAAGAACTTCTCAATTTCCTTAAACTGACCTGAATTCATAGACTCAAGAAATTCATTCACTTCTTTCTTAGTACAATCTGCAGTAGCCCAAACTTCATCTTCATTATAAATTTTATCAATACAAGTAGCAATCAATTGAAATGACTGATCCATTGCATTCTTCTCATTAAAATCAAAATTGTTCTTAATAAATTGATCCAAAGATGGATACTTCATTTCCATCATCAAATTTTCATCCAATTGAATCTTATTGGTATGATCTTCACTCTTCTGAACTTGAATATCATCCAAGAAGATATCAACAGTTACTTGAGTTTCTCCATCATCAGGGCAAACAATATTAACTTCCAATTCCTCTCCCACGGATTTACCACGGATATTAAGGAACAAGAATTCAATATCAAAAGTAGGAAGATTTTCTACTTTGATTCCTTTTGTAAGAACACAGCTCTTAAGTACTGCTTTGATAGCAGTTGTAATTTGCTTTGTATCTTCACTCTCTAAAGCAAGTACAAGTAATTTCTCTTCTTTTACAAGAAAAGGTCTAAATTGGATCGTTTTTTCAGTTGATGGTAAAACCAATTCATAGGTTGGCGTCGCAATCTTTGGTAAAGGCATAATGTGTTATAAAATTTCAGAATGTATATTTATATATAGGAGGTTTTTAAAAAAGTCCTCCTATAAGTTCTCTTGCGATTCCACCAGAACCAGGTAAATGTTGATTAGCAAAACCTTCAATCGCATCTTTAGCCATGTTAATAAAGGGATCCTCATTTGGTTGCCCCCTTCCCGCAACAGGATTTCTAACTGCTTGTGATGAAATATTCTGATCAAGATTATTTAGAATATATCTCATATATGTCATTGATACAGTAGTCTTTAATAAACTAGAAGAATCATATGTAACAGGCATAGAACTTATTGCTTTTGGCCATGCCTTTACAAATTCATATTCCAATATTCCACTTTGCTTCTCGTCAAAACTTCTTTCAAATTTTCTAACCTTTAATCCTTGTTTTGCCATATAAGTATCGGGATACCTTGCTCTATAAGTATAATTATCACTCTTTGCCGGACCCTCTTCTTCATTCATTACACCCTTCATCCACTTCTCAAAAAATTTAATAGGTAAATAATTTTCTGCATCACAATAAAATGTAAAATCCATACTCTCATCAAACATTCTACGATATCCATGTCTCTCTGTTACACCAGTAAAATCATTATTAATATCTATCGTTGCGATTTGTGATCCTGGTAGGGAAACCTCAGAACAATTTAATTGCAATTTCCACCTATCAGAACTACTTAATTCTGATGTATCCATAAAAGGGGGAAATGGAATTTCAACTTCAAAATGAGAAGTTAAAGCGGGATTGAGTAAGTTTGTCTTTACGTCAGAAACGCCTCTTACGGTCGGGGTAGTCATTTATAAATAATTTTTACCTTATATATTATGTAGCCACGATAATGGCGGAAAGTAAAAAAAGTCTATTCAAACCCACTAAACCAAAGAAATATAAAGGTAATGTTAATAATATTATTTGCCGTAGTTCTTGGGAAGCAAAATTCTGTAATTACTGTGATTTAAATGAAAATATTATAGAGTGGGGTAGTGAAGAATTTTGGATACCTTATCGTTCTCCACTAGATAATAGGGTGCATCGTTATTTTCCAGATTTTCTCATAAAAATAAAAGAAAATACTGGCAATCTAAAAACATATGTCATTGAAGTAAAACCAAGAAAACAAACTCGACCTCCCATTAAAAGAAAAAAAGTGTCAAAGAACTTTATTCGCGAATCTACAACATATGCAGTAAATCAAGCAAAATGGGAAGCAGCAGATGCTTGGTGTAAAGATAGAAAAATTGAATTCAAAATCATCACCGAAAAAGAACTAGGAATTAGGTAATGCCAAACTTAAACGATTTTGGATTAGGTCCTTACGAAGCATTTGAAAAATATGTTGCAAATCCCGAATCTGAATTTTTAGAATCACATCCTACTGCAAGAGTAGAAAAACTTAAAAGATTAGTTGAAGAAGCAAATACAGATGATGTAGAAGATATTATGCTCATCATCATGGAAGTTTTTAATCAAACTGTCACTCCTATACCAGAACCAGGAAACTTCTATACATTTGTCTATAATGCCAAAACTCCTAAAATCTCTTATGACCAACATCCACTCATTGCCTGTGTAGATTTACTTCCGTGGGGATTTAGGGGACTTAACTTCCACTGGCAAAATTATCGAAATTATACATGGGAAGAACTTGCAGGACAACTCTATATTGTTGAATATCAAGAGCTAGATGAGTTACTTTCATTACAATATGGAAAATTCTTGCTAAATAAATAAAAAGATTACTATCTAATGGAATATAGCCCCACAGCCACAGTAGGAGAAACAGGATACTGGGGAGATAAATATGGAGATTCCTCTACTGGTAACCAATTTCAAATTTGGAACTGGAACTCCGGCCAATATAAAGGGAATTTAGGAGGAGCCAAATATTATCCTGTCACAAATAAAGATAATGGTGATATTGCAATAGTAAAAGTTAATAATGAAGGTGATGACTATTCTATTGGTACAGTAAAAAATGGTAGTGGAGATTTTGTAAATTATGGAGCATCACAAGAAGAAAATTATTATTTTAACCTCCCTATAAATGCGGAAGGGATAAAAAAACATGCTCTTCAAACTGCTAATCTAGAATATAAAAACCTCCCCGCAGGAAATAAACCAAGCAAAACACCAAATCAACTTCTATTCAGTAACGCACACAATACCCAAATAATCCCAGCATTTGATGATTCCAATATTCCACCTGGTGTTTCAGAATCAGTTGCTGTTGCTACAAACCAAACAGGTCAAAGTGGAAATATCTCTGGTAATTCAGGTGGTATTAGTGGAACGTATATGGCATTTCCTGGTGGTATTATAGCCTCAGGAAATGACTATATTGAAATTGCTGATTTAGAATACATACCTAGTGAAATAGCATCTGGTGGTGGAAGCTGGACACGTAATAGGGGTGGAGGTAATGATGCTGCAGGAAGAGTGAATACTAGAATAATCCTCCCAATTCCAGGAGGAATCAACGATTCCAATGGAGTATCCTGGGGTGAAGGTAAAATGAATCCAATCGAAACAGGAGCAGCTAACCTAGCATTAGGTGCCGTAGAAGGAGGTGGAGACGGATTTACAACGGCTGGTGAACAGATGGCAAACACCATACAAGGTAATAAAGGACAAATATCCAAAGCGCTTAAAGCCGCAATCGTAGGTGGTGTCACAGGAACAAATGCTCAATTCCTCCAAAGAACAGAAGGAATGGTAATGAATCCTAATATGGAACTACTTTTCGGTGGTCCTACCTTAAGAACTTTCACTTTTAATTTTAAACTTTCCCCAAGAAATAACCGTGAATCTGAAACAATCGTTAAAATTATTCATCACTTTAAAAGAAGTATGGCACCTAAAGCAGAAGGTCCAATGCTATTCTTAAAATCCCCCCAAACATGGAGACTTACATATAAACACAAAGGTGGAGATCACAAATTCTTAAACAAATTTAAAGAATGTGCAATGACTAATTGTTCTGTTCAATATACTGATGGTGGTAATTATTCAACTTATGAAGATGGTGCAATGACAACATATGGATTAGGTCTTACTTTCCAAGAACTGGAACCAATATTCCAGAATGATTATCAAGGTTCAAACGAAATAGGTTACTAAAATGTCAAATTACTTCAGTCAAATCCCAAATTTTGATTATGTTAGTCGATTACCAGGTGCTCAAATTGGTGATTATATTAGAGTAAAAAATATTTTTAAAGGAGCCCATATTAGAGAAGATATTCTTGAAGATCTAACACTTTTTACAAAATTTCAAATCGTAGGAAATGATAGGCCGGATAATGTTGCTTTTAAGTTTTATGGTGATTCAAATCTAGATTGGGTAATTTTAAAATGCAATAATATCGTAAATGTCCAATCTGAATGGCCATTAACCCAAGAAGATTTGGATAGATATCTACTAAACAAATATGATACTTATGACAATCTTTATAATGGAATTCATCATTACGAAACTAAAGAAATAAAAAATAGTACTGGTGTAGTTATTGTGCCCGAAGGTAAAGAAGTACCAAAAGACTTTACTGTTTCTTATTTTGATTCTGCTCTAGGACAATATCACTCTAGTTTAATAAAAGAAGAATTTATGACTACAGAAGTGACAAATTATGATCATGAAATAAAAATCGAAGATGACAAAAGAAATATCTTCCTACTAAAAGCAGCATATATTGGTATTATTAAAGATGATATACAAAATGCTATGGCATATAAAGAAGGTTCCACTCAATACATGAGCAGAACCCTTAAAAAAGCAGAAAATATTAGAATTTATCAGTAATTACTCTTCAGCAAGTTTCTGAAAATAACTTAAAGCATCATCTTCCTCTGCACTAGCAGATGCTACAGGAGCAGCAACTGATTCTTTGCGAGCATTAAAGTCTGGTGTATAAGAACCCCGACTATTATCCTCATCAGAGACTTCCTCATCTACACGACGGGCAGCAGGTCTTTGACCAAGAACATACTTGAGACGTTTCTCAAGTTCATCATAAGTCTTAAATTGATCTGCAGCAACTACAGCGGAAAGAGAATACTCTTTCTTCCATAATGCTTCTAGTGCTTCATCATCTTCAATGAGAGGGGATATTACATCAAACTCTGACTTATCATAGTTCCAGTAACCATCCTTCTTAACAATCTTCAATTTGAAGTTTGCACCTCCCCAAAAATCAAAAGGATTAATTGGTGTTTCATCCTCGAATTCTGGTTGCATTGCTTCCATAATCTTATCAAAGATCTTCTTACCAAATTTATAGAGGAATACTCCACCCTCGTTCTGAGGATTGGTAGGATCTTTCACCACATAGATGTTTGCGTAGTAAGATAACTTACGCTTTTGCTTACGGACAGTATCTTTATCTGTCTCATTACCGCTATTCCAAAGAGTACGGTTGTAATCGGAAACAGGATCTTTGCCACCACTGGTAGTCAAAGAGTTTTCGATATACCAACCACCAGGACCTTGGAATGCATGGGAATACATCTTTGCCCACGGAATATCCTCACCTTCAGGAGAAGGAAGGAATCGGATAACGGCATAACCGTTTCCTGTTTTATCCACTTCTGGTTTCCAGAGACGGTCATCACCACCTCCACCAGTATTATTCATCTTCTCTACTTCCTTGACTAACTTCTGGGTCAGTGAACCAAGAGAAGATTGCTTCTTTAAGTCTGAAAAAGACATTCGGATTACCTCGGATTTTTTGAGATTTGGCTTGTGTTGTACTCTGTTATTTTAGAGTCCTAATTGATCTTTGTCAACCTGTTGTTTCATAAAAGAAACAGCTCGAGACATATCATTAAAAATGGAATTTATATCTCCACCTTTAGGAAGTCCCATCATTGCAGCAGACTCAGTGATCTGCTTCTTCATTTCTTTAGCTTCAGGATCATCAGATAAACTCAAACGAGCATACATGATCTTCTGCTTCTCAAGAAGTCTTTCCAAAACTTCAACATGATATTGTTGATCAGATTTAGGGAGTGATGGAAACTTAAACACATTACTATAAACTTCTTCTTGAAGTTCCTGTATTTCAGCCATCTCTGCCCTAACTACGTCTGATTGGAAAAAACTCATTCTGGAACTTCTTCACTAACAACGGTTTCAGGGGCACCTTCTTCAACAGGAGGTTCAGGATTATTTTCTTGCTCAATTTGACTCAGAACATCAATAGCACCGGTCAATTTAAGAAAAGTTGCTCTTAATTGATCTAGTTGAGCAGACCCCTCATTAACCTGCTTTTCTACTTCTATACGTTGTTGAATCAAATTATTTAAAACTTCATTGTTATCAAGAGCCATGAATAATAACCTCCTTAAGAATCTGTTTGTAACGGAATACGTCAATATTTAGGAAGGGAGAATACTTTTTAATTTTCCGACTTACGGTTTCCCACACAGGATCTTTCAATCGTTTATCAAAGTCCTTCCCATACCCTAGTATCCTATCATATATTACCATACTTTCAAGTGATATGTCACCCCCCAAATATTTTCTCAAGATTGGAGGATGACCTTTAGAACAATCAAACACATCATCTACTTTTTGATCCTCAAATAAATTCTGCGATTCCTCTTTAAAAATATAAGAAAGTGACTGTACCTTCTTCTGCCACTCTTGATACCTCCCTTCACCTTCCTTAATCATCTCACCAATCCACATTGTTCCTGGATCAGTAGAATATACAAAATTTGATACAAAAAATTCTTCTACTTCCTTATCACTTTTCTTTCTTGCAAACTTCTCAAACCAAAATCTATCCCGTCGTTTATAAAAAGCCTGATTGGTTGCTCTAACTTTACCATGATACTTCAAGTAATCATAATTATCCTTCGTGAAGTGATTCTTCATCGCAAGGTAACATTTATAGGCTTCAAATGGCATCAT